ACCAATAGTCAGTAGTAGGCCAACGACTACTAGCTTGGGAATATTATACTTTGTCATGCTTAAAGAAGTCCTCTAGTTGCTCTTTTAGTTCTGTTTCTTGTTTATGTCTATCGTACTGCTTCTTACTTCGTTCTTTCCTAGAACCGTATTTACCACTTACTAGTAAATCTTTCTCTAGAGCCATCTGCTCACCTGTCTTAGTCCTGCTCATGGTCTTGAATCAAACATAAATGAATATTTAAAAGAAGTCCCTGTTCTCAGATAAACAGAAATACGTATAAGAGTAGAAGCATAACCCACACTATAGTATGTGGATATTTTAGTCTCTAATATATCCTCTGGACATATGTCGTCTTTCTTTAAGTTAGATGCAAGGCTCTCTAGATGACGATCTAAAATATCATGGGGGATATCTGATATATCAGACATCCCACTGTTTACTGTACTTGCCATGTTCTATTTCCAGTTCTTCAAGATTGTCCAAGATATCTTCTTCTAGTCTGTCATATAGGGCTTCAAGTTCAAGGTCTAGGATAGTGAGTATATCATAGATATCGTACCTGTCAAGTACCTCTTGCTTAATACCCTCCCTTTCTTCTAGGGTAAAATACTCGCTGGTCATTTCTTAGCCTGATTACGAAATCTCTCTAAAAGAGATCCATCCATCTGTTTAGCTAGAGCTTCAGCGACGCTTTTTTGAGTTGACGAAAGAGGCAATGACAGTTGCGCAGAAGAAATAAACGTAGGAGGAGTAGCTACAGTTACGTTCCTGAAAGTTTTATTACTAGTCTTGATCTTCTCTTGCACTACAAAAGTGAAGTGATTTACTGACGTAGCAAAATTAACTGGGATATCAATCGTAGCTGTCAAAATAACAGTGGTATAGTTGGCAGTCTCTACAAGATCTATTTCAGTTTGAATATCTGCATTCTCAGCTATATTGTATTTATTACACAACGACGCTATGTGCCCAGACAGCTTGTCTACACATTCCTGTACTATTGTATCTTTGTCCTTGAGCTTAGTTCCTGCTGGTCGTCCCGGACCTATCTTAGGTGCTGCCAATCCTGGCCAAGGATTAGTAGGATTAAAAAGTCCATAAGGATTATTTGTAGGTATTTGGTTGTCACTCATGCGTATTCCCTCTTCAATCGGCCCATGGCCGTAGTTTTTACATCAAATCTCCCATAAGAGTAGTTATCTAACTCTACGATCCCCTTCCAGTAATTAGTCATATGCCCTTTAACGTACTCTTCATCCTCTTCAAAGAAGCAACCTACATTAAGGATCTGCTGTAGGTGCTTCTGCCCTTCCTTATGGACACACGAAGTATGTAGCTCGTGAGTATGAGCAAATACCACACTATTGACAGTTACCTGCTCGGCTTTCGAGCATATATCTTTACCCGATATCTCTCTTGCTTTTCCGAAGGGAATGTGAGTGAAGTAGATTCCTCCGATGCTGGTGTAATCGCGATAAGCGGTGCATTGAAACCCTCTCTCTTTAAGTTGGAGAAGACTTGCGACAGTTGTTCTTTCGTCAGCCAATTCTGGGTGTGTTTGTACGTACCGAGTAAGTCGGTCTTCATGGTTCCCATGTATAAATACCTTAGTAATATTTTCGTACTGTCCCAACTCTAGAAGATCTAGAGCTTCATTGCCTGCATCGATTTCTTGAAAGAAGCGCCTGCCTTCCATGAGAAGGCGCTTATCCCGATCCCAAGCTGAGAGACTATTCAGGGTCAGAAAGTCACCCATAAAAACAAGATAGTCAGGAATATTTTCCTTAATATAGTTTCCTAACCACTTGAACCGTCTAAGAGACTGCTTGTTAGTGACATGGCAGTCTCCTATTACTAGGGTTTTATTATTAGTGGACATTACTTAACAAACAATATAGTTGCGCCTACCGCAGTAGTCATAAGCCCTACTCCAAGATTAACACCGGCCATTCGTGGAGAACGGTTCCAATTAACCCGAGCAAGATACAGATTCAAAATACCAAATGCAATATTAAGCATGTTTATTTCCTTTCAATATCTAGATCACAGGATGTAATATTCAATTTAGTTCCGACAGCTTCACCTGTACTATATACTCGAATCAGGTTAGCTACAAGTATATTAGGTACATAATATCCCGCTGTCAAGCGGGCATAGGGCTTATAGACTTTGTGGTGCTCTTCCGGTGTTATATTACCTCCATCTAGTTGGTTTGCGTCAGTATTTAACAGTTTACGTCTACAGTTAGTGGCATCAAGATCACAAAAGAATACTTCTGAAGTTATTCCAATCACGTATCCTGTCTCGTTAGTCGTATTGACAGAAGAGAACACTTGCAATGTTTCGTCCTGTTGGATGTTATAGATAGGAGTAGAACACACTCTGACATAGATATTAGCTGCATTCCGGACAGTAGTCGTACTATTCGTGTCTTTATGAAAGTTCTGGTAGGTACTATTAGCCCAACAAGGAAAAGTTACTAATAGTAAAAGCCATTTAATACACACATCACCTCTCCAGCGCGGCGCGAACTAGGGTTTTAATTCTTTCGACATTGCTGTCTAATCCATCCGCCCAATTCAAATCCCATTCATCGACAGCAATCAGTACCGTCCTAAGTCTCTCCACCTCCTGCTCAGCCTTTTCGCGGGCGGCTATCTCACATTCCATGCAGCGCGCGTAAAGCGCTTTTCCGTGTTCGCAGTTCATGATTCCCCCACCTCGCGAAGTAGTTCGTCTGCACAATCTCCGACTACCCCGTCGTTAATTGCTAGGGAATGATTGATGAGTAATTTGGCAATCTCCCGCACCCGCTCCAGTTGGGCGGTTAGGGTGGCTATCCTCTGTTGCATGTGCGCCGAGCAATCGTGGCTGTTCCGGTCGTCGCCGATGTAGCCGCAGACGTTGCATTCGCAGATTAGATTCACTTCGCCATCTCCTTCAGTCTGGCAATTAACTCGCCGCGAGGGCAGTTGCATGTCGGCTTGTAGTCCATCGTTGCTGCGTGAGGCGCCCGGATTGAGCACTTACGCGAATGGGGAACCTTCTCCGCCACCACCAAGAGCCGCGCGACTGAGGCGCGGACTTCTTCGTGTTCGACAAGCGGGCGGCCCGCTAGTTCGTCGTTAGTCATATCTTCTTAATCCTATTACGTCGTTTAGGGGCAATTACAATGTCCTTACCACCATACAGAGTAGACCATTTCCTTGGGAATGTCTGATCTGCATGAAGTAACCATTCTTCAGGTACTTTTCCTACAGCCCAAGGTATCCCGCATTTCTCAGCCCAAGTTGAGTATCTGTCTCCTTTATTGTTGAGCTTTCTGTCGTAGTAGAATAGGATTCTAAGATCAAGGCTCGGATTGTATCTTCGAACTGCTTCGAGCTTTTTGCGATCCGGGACTGTAAGGCGTCCCTTTCCTTCAATGACAACTCCATTGGACAGGAAAAAGTCAGGAAGATATCTTTTCCTAGTGATGGCTTTAGTCTTTCCGCAATTTTCACAGATAACTTCACCGTTAATTGGTAAGAAGTAGTCATATCTTGTAATCTCGTATTTCCATTGGGCACCTGCCTCTATCAATTGTTTACTAATATTCAATTCGAAGTTGGACCGGAATCTTCCAGTCCTCTTGAACTTCTTCTTGGCGAAGATTGGACGCCTACTCATACTATGGGCGGATTCCAGTGATCATCGAAGTCCCTACGGAGATAGAGTAGATTACCAGTCTCAAAGAGATAGTCAGTAATCTCGTCAATAGTTCCCGGATGCCTTTTGCTGTACTCCTTTACTACAATGTCAAACATTTGTTCCTCTGACGTAATGTGATCGGGAATAAGATTCTTTGCAATCTTAGGTCCGACACCCCTCAATCCCGGAATACAGTCGGCAGCATCACCAGACAATATTTGTCTATAGAAACTACGTGCTGCCACATTAATGTCTACGATAGTTTTGTTGACAGTTCCTCTAAAGTGAAGTCCCGGAATCTGAAGAAGATCTTTATCAACCCCTATAATAATAGAAGCTATTCCGAATTTACGCCATGTAGTGTTCGCCAATACAGAGATATAATCGTCAGCTTCCCCTACTTCAGGGTGGGCCAAGATGCAATCACTATGCTGGAAAAGTTCATTTCTGATCTCTTCTACATACATAGGCTGCGGACCAGTTTTAGTCTTACGACTAGCTTTATATGGAACTTGTTTTATAAACTGATCCCGATACTTCGGACTACCGCTACTAGTAAAAATCTGAACCACTTTATGCCGTTCGTGGTTGGGGTTATAGCCGGCAGCGGCTAGCTTTGCCATAAGCTTCATTCTAGCTGTCTCTGCGGCAATCATTGGCCCCTGATCTGTAACCCTACTAAATGCAGTAGGGTACAGAATACAGTCAGAATCTACTAGGAACAGTATGTCACCAGGCGTTACTCCTAGATTGTTTAGGCAGCCCAGTCCAGTGCTCCATGACGGACTATGACTAAGGAGAAAATACGTGGGCATTAGTCGTCAGATCCTGCAATAGATTCGTTACTAAGAGAACTCTTAGCTGCTTCAATGTCTGCGTCACCTGAAGCGTATGCCTCGAACTCACGAGCAATACGAATAATGTCGTCTACAGACATAACTTTGTTCGCCTGAGTACCATCCCCATAGTTTCCATAATTCACTGCCTGAGCCAGACTAGACTGCCGAATAATAGCCCGTTCACGAGTAAGGAGAACAGGAAGCATAAGGGGATCACGACTAGGGGATGCTGTTGCGGAAGCCACTTTGGAAACAGTGCCAGTGTTAGGAGTAGTACCGGAACCGTTCCCAGAACCACTGACGACACCACTAACGTTATTATAAGTTCGGCCATCTTTCTCTACCTGCTTATAAGAGAAGGATACAAAGTCACCTTTAGTTGCCTTCATCATGGCGGGTGTAAAGCACTTGTACCACTGACCGTCAATAAGAAAACCCTTCCCATCCTTAGTCAGAGCTTCGATGACACCTTCTGCACGCATATTAGACATATTTATATTTTCCTTTACTAATTACCATTGATAAGTGTTTGCGTCAAGATAAACTTGACAGTGCCGTCTTAACCAATCTGATTTTTTAGGCTGTACTATCTCTTTGTGTGTTGCTCTTATAAAACCCCTCCAACAAAACTCTTGTGCTTCTGTCCCTCTATGTTCGTCAAGTTGGGTAAATCTATGCCAAACTTCAGGGAGCAAATAACCGTGTTTAAACTGTGTTAAGGGTCCGCCAGAGATCCATATATACATGGGATATTCAGGTTTGATTAGATCAAACCTCTGTATTCCATTAATTCTAGGTACGTTGTCAGTATGCCAATTCGGGATACATGGATATTGTCTTGGCATCAACATATGAACTTTAACGTCCCAAGTAAATTCCTCGTGCTTATCGGGGAACGCACTCACAATCTCCTCTAAATCTGGCATCGACTTTACTACTTCAGAGTAAGGAGCTTGGTGAACTCCACAGTGTTGTTTAGACCAGTCGATCATTTAATGATCTCCTTTACATCTGCCCTAGTAATCTCTATCACGTCTTTCCAGTTAGGTCCAAACTTTGCAGAGTACGTATAGTTCAATTGTAGTTTATAGTTGAATAGAGTCAAGAAAGAGTCCTTAAGTTCCTTGAAGGTTCTCTCTACTGCAATTAGAAGATATCCTAGATCATCCTCATGGCAGTCAAACATTGCACTGTCATGAATTGTATTAATAAATAATATGTTTCCCTGACCCCAGAAATCATAGTTCCTAGCACCTTGGGTGTCAAGGTCCTCTATGATCATATTGATAATCAAAGGAACCATATCACCAGTTGCAAATCCTTGTACAGGGTAGTTCTTAAACTCTGTGGGGCTTAGTTGCCAATCGTGGTTCCCATAGTCTGACTTCTTATAGGTAGCAGTGTATTCCCGATATGTAGGGACGTTAATTGCGAGCATAGTACGGTTCTTATTCTCAGGCTCCACAGAGCTACGTGAAGCTCTAACGATCCTTCCAATAGCATTAAAAAAATCTGCAACATTACTATATTTGTTCAAGAATTCGTCTATAAATTCCTCTGCCTCATTAGTATTAATACCTAAATCCTCTGCCATACGCTTAGCACCAGCGCCGTAGGTCAACTGGAAGGTCATGATCTTGGCCTTCTTACGCTCTGCATCACTGACAGTGTGTGGTGGCTTCTTAAGCCACATAGAGGCATTCATCCTATGAATGTCTACACCACTATTCAACTCCGTAATAAGAACAGGATCTTGAGTTAGTTCGGCAAGAGCCATTACTTCTAATTGAACTAAGTCAATTTCTACTAGTAATCCTTTGTCCCCAAATCGTGATACAAATGCTTCTTTAATGTTGCTCATAGCTCCCACTCTACTTGGGTATCTTTCTTTATCTTACCAAGGAACCACTTTACAGTGTCATGGTCTTCGTGATATTTTATGGTCCTTTTGTGATACTTATATAGGTTGGCACCTTCTATGCGTTCATCAAAAGGTTGGTCTGAGTACAAGATCCAAATATCGTCATAGTTGTAAAAATAAACTTTCATATTTCAAGCTCCCAGACTTTCCATCCCACGTCATCTGAGTCCACAAGATTCGCGTTTTCAACTAGGAAGTTGAACTCTTCCTCTGTGATATGACTACCCGCAACAATAGATTGGGAAATGGGGTATTCGTGCGGGTTAGCCTCATGTACGGATTGACGCCCGCCGCCGTGTTGCCATAGAAATATCTTCATATCTCAATCCAACCTTTACTTTTTCCTTTATTTTGAACTCTTATATATTCTCTAACGAACTCGTACAGTTCAGAAGTATTAAGATCTACGTCTATTTTTAGAGGCGCATTATGTAGGTCTCTACATTCTCTATCCCACATATACACCCTACCTGATATTCCTAAAAAGTAGTAAACCTTCATGTCTCAACCCTTGATATTTTGCAGATTAGGACCAGAGCATGTCAACCTGCCAGTAGGCGTCAAGCCATGATTGTACTTAGGCTTTATGAATCCGTCAATTGTAGCATGATTCATATAACCTTCAAAGTATGTATTTAGATTCTTATTGGTATCTTTGTACTCAATAAGCTTTTCTAGGAACTCTTGGTAGGACACCATACTGTTAAGCCTAGCGTAGCGCAGACACTCTTTAAGAGCGGACTCGTCCACCGACTCTAATTTGGGAAACCCAGATGGATTAAAGATTTCTCTCTTTTCAATCTTATACTTAGTCTGGCCTGCCTTAATGCCAGTCTTATATACTCCATTGGGTACTCGTTCATCCCACTTCTTAACTCCACCATACAGGAATATGGATAGGTCGAGATTAGATGCAGGATTCCAAATTGAAGGGTCTGTACTAGTCTTGTCTCCCATGAACTTCTTAAGGTCTGCTTCGTAAGTTGCAACAGCAGCTTCCAAAGTCGTCTTATTACCCGCAACAAAACCCCAATCAATCTTCATACCATTACAGGATGCACGGAGAGTATTGACAAGAAAGAACATTTGATTAATAAACATCACCTGCCACTCAGGCGGACGTTGATAGAACAGTTCCCTCTGCTTTTTAAAGACTTCCTTGGTCATCAACAAATCTCCCTTCAGATACTCTTCAAGCTTGTCCTTGGGGATAGTCGAAGGGCAGACTCCTGCCTTCATCAGCTGCGCTACTTCCTCATCTTTGCGCATTGTAATACCGTGATTTTCGCAGCACTGTTCTAGACTTGGCATCCGTTCAATTTGATTAGTTAGTAAATACTCTGCCAGCATAGTATCCCATATAAATACTCCAACCTTGAAATCAGAGTAGGTCACAGTTGAGGCTATGAATGTATCATAGGAAATATTGTGACCGACTAATAGTAAATCCCTGCGTATTCTGAATCCATCAAAAAGATTCCATCTATTCCAGAGTATAGAGGGTTTATCAAAATTAGTACAATTTACCCAACCGTGGCAGACATACTTAGGGGGAGTATTATAGACCGTCTTATACTTATCTTTACTAATCAAAGTAGTCTCTACGTCAACGACGTATATTGAAGCACTCTTTAGTGCTTCCTGATATTTCCTGATCTTGTCTACAAATATGTGTGTCATAGTACAATCTCGTAAATAGGTATTTCTGGGTTAGCTGAAGCGTATCCCAAAGGGATACACTCAGAGCACATTTGAAATATATACTCTGCTACATCATCAGGTAGATCGTCGTGAAACACATATTTAGTAGCTACCACCCTATCTCTTTTGTTATAGATACCAAATTGTCTGTTTTTATAATTAATAAAGATATATATTTTCATAGGTCAATCTCGTAAATTGGATAATCAGTATTACTTGTTAGATACTCAGTAGGAGGGTGAGATATCATATAGTTATGGAGATAATCCCTAAGATCTGGGGAAAGATCTTGTTTGTACAAAATCTTTCTGTCGTGTGTTGCCGCACCGATACGTTGGCCATGAATACCATATCCATGGGTCTTGTTACTATAGTAAATCCAGATCTTCATATGTCCTCGAACCTGGCAATATCTTTATTAAGAATAACTTCTGCCATCTGTACTCTACCAGTCAACTTGTTCTTAGGTGTGTACAGATACCTCTTGTCAGGTGTGTGGAAGTCCCTTCCGATCATGACAATACAGTCAGCCTCACCCTGAGCACCAGTCTTAGAGCCGTACAGAGTATTCATCGGGGGGCAGCGTTCCCCTTCTGCACTGGAATCTAACTGATTGGTACAGATCACAGGAGCTACGTGTTTACCTATATTCCTAGCCCATTCGCATAACTGCCTAAATCTCTCTGCTTCCATTTCCGCCCCGCCAAAACTACCCTTCACTTTATAAAGCTGATCGATAACTATCAATCCCGGATTGTACTTGGATATCATACGTTCAATCTTACTGACTGAAGTGCTGTCCTCAACAAACACAATTCTACTCTTAATAAGAGATTCATAGTGATCGTTGGCAGTAATAGGGTCTGCCTCGATATCTTGTTCTGAGGCACCTAGAGCGCTTTGGACTACCCTATTCTTTATTCTGTCAATAGCCTCTTCGTTGTTAAACCATAGAACTACTTGTCCTTCAGGTAATTGCTGTGCCATATGCTGTGCAGTCGTAGCAAGAAAAGTAGTCTTACCTCCGTCCGGTCTGGAAGCTACTATGATAAACTCCTTACTGATCGGACCAATGATATTGTTCAAGGAAGGCAGGGGCCATAGCAAACCGCTACGCTTAATGCCCTTCAGAGCCTCTAGGACGGACGAACTCTCTTGTACATGTACCTCCCTATTGGTACGCACTGACTCGGCCCTGTAGGCGTCTACAAGGGCTTGTATGGAGTCTCCCTTATTGGGATGATACTTAGCAGGTGGGGCAGAATAGACTTCATCTGCCTCCAAAGAAATTGCCTCGGCATACTTCTTATCAATGAAAGCTTGCAGGATGGCATCGCCAGATCCTGACTGTACATGCAGTGCGAGAGCAGAACATAACGCAGTGATCTGTACATTCCATTTAGAACTCTTGGAAGAGTTGTACCAATTGGAGAATGAGTACCAGTCTGCAATTAGATCTGCACCTATGAAAGTACAATATTCTTCAATACAATTGACTACCTCCAATACTTCCTCTGGAATAAATTTATTAGTAGTAATAATAGAACGGTACTTAGCCATGTCAGGCTTGTTCAGTTGCAGTACCAAATCCATGCAAAAAGTATTGTATGCCATGTTATATTTCTATCTCTTTAACTAAGTCGGGTTCTAGATCAAAATAATCGATTATCTTTCTATACTCGTCTTCCTTTCTAAAGTAGACGGTTTTAGTATCTGCGATATTTTGATACTTGTACACGAGTCGTTCCCTACTGTGTCCCTCTTCTCTTGGGGCTATGTCATTTACAATAACCATTTCCATAGGCCAATCGTAGACCCAGATCATGTAGACTTTCATAAATCTACCTCTATGAAGCCTTTATCTGAGTCAGGGATATTAAATTTATTAGTGAGGTAATTGAATAGCTCTGGTTCATTACTTTCTCTAATTCCAAAACCATTTATTTTACTTTCAAAATAATAACCTACAGCATTTTTCTTTGGTGGTCCGTCACATATAGCTATGGACGGATAGCTCCTTACTATCATCATATATAGTTTCATAACTCCCACTCTGCATAAGTACCTTCAAGAGTACCAAATTTATCCATGAGATAATCGAACATTTCTTTGTCCTCCAAAACAAAATCGTCCTCGTCATCAGGCTTATACGAACTACTTCCATCCATAATGGACATTCTATTTCTATCTTCTCGTGCCATATAAAATCTAGATAACTTTTGTACTTTAGTACACAAGTGAAAGTAAGGTCCAGGATCTTCAGTATCCCCTTTGAAGTACAATACTTTCACTTTCATTCTATCAGATCCTTAATGTCATCTAAGGAATATTCTTTTAAGTCCTTAGTAAGTTTAAGTAGAAGGGTAGGGGCATAGCCCGACAGTCTAGTGTCCAGTGTCCTCTGCTGCCTACGTATCAATGGATTGTCGTTGTCTAGCGCAATTACATACCGCTCGTACTTGAACTTGAGTAGGTGTACAAATTGACGCTCACGTAGGTTAGACCCCATCAAGGGAAGCCCCTCATAACCTGCAAGAGCGGCCTTATAGGCCGATATCCAGTCCTCTGTAATGACTAAGGTCTTAGACAATGCAGTATAGAAGGGGTCTATAGGCGTGTCAAGGGCAAGTGAATTATTCCTATTAGTCAAATACTTAGGCTCACTTTCTGGAAATTTCCTTAACTGAAACCCGACTAGGGTTTGGGGATAGTCGGCGTTGATCATAGGGAATATCAATGCTTGTTCACGCGCACTGTACGTCAGGGGAGAGTCAGATAACTGATCAAGGGTAAGGTATTGCCTTGCCCAGTCTAAGGGTTCCTTGGGCCAGACAACGGCTCTTCCTTCGGCGTCAGCCGGGATGCTGAAAGGTGCGCTTCCATATCCTCCCTTGCCTTGATAGCTTGATACGCGAATATGGGAACTAGCATCCGTACTGTTTGCTGCATTAGCGTTATTACGTATGCCGTAGAAACCACTTGAATTACAATGATGACAAAAAGCAATGATGTTTCCATTGTCGCACCTTCTAATGTAGAGTTTGTTTTTACCGTGACCTTGTTTGCAATGATGGACATGTACCTGTCCCGGCTCCTTGGGAGCGTAGGGTACAAATTCGTCATGTGAAAGTTTATTAGTCATATCTCTAATTCCACATACTTGGATGGATCTTTAGGACAGAGGTTATCAATGTAATGAAATAAAGGATCAGATGATCCTATAAGCATGCAATCTTTACAACCATCATTCCACACTTTCCCTTCTGAGACTGTAGGAGTTTTATCCTTATAAGATTCTTGCAAAACAAAACATTTTCTTCCTAGTATTGGGTGCTCATATATATATAGTTTCATAACTGATCCCTAAAGGTTAGGACTTCCCTGTCCACTTTCAATGTCCCTATTAGCCGAAGATATTGCGGTAGACTTCCTCTGCCGCCTCTCGTTCGGAGGGGTTATCCAAGCGATTCAGGAAGGACAAGGTAAATGCCCGCTTGATATCTCGCAAGTTACTAGCGTGCATACACCATGCTTGGGTAACACGCATGGACATACATACAGATATGTTGCCTTGCTTCACGCCGCTACGGAGCAAGTTAGCGACGCTAACGATCTTGCCCGCAAGGTACTCAGAGATAGCAGGGTACAGTCCTGCGAGCATCTTCTTTTCATCATCATGTTCGAGCCAATCGACCGTGATAAAGGTACCCATACGATCAAGCCATGCCGTATTCTGTGGCTGAGTGCCAATGTACCGGCCAGTAGAGTCTCCCATACCGACAGTATTGTCGGCGAGCACAAAATGAAAATCATCGGCAGGCTCTACAAAAGCATCTTTAGTTGCTGACGGCTTGTTCGCCAGCAGAAGTTTACCGTTGCGCTCTAGTGCAAACTGGAGGGCAAGTTGAATCTCAGCAGGCGCGGCAGTAGGCTCATCCAGCAGCAGGATACCGTGGGGAATACGCATGGTCTCTGGTACGATACCCTCATGATACGTAAGCTCACCAGCGGTAAGTGAATTCTTACCTATGATATCCTCATATGCGGTTTGCCCGTTGAAGTTAGCACGGCGGAACGGCCTACCGGTGATGTGGCAAAGGTACTGTACCAGTGACGACTTGCCTACACTGGCGTCACCGGAGAGCCAAGTTGGGAGATCTGTAGTCTCTACTGCATATGCCAGTTGAGACAAAGATTCCTGATTAGGACGGTAGCCTTCCATTTTGGAAGGAATAAATGCGGCCTGATCCTCCGTATAGCAAGAGGCATCATAGACCGTGACATACGGGTCAAAAGTACCACGAGTGTTATCCCACGATGGCACCAAACTGGACAGCAATACCTTGCCGGTACTATCGGAAGCTTCCATATTAGTAAAGAATTCAGGCGGAGTACCGGCCATCTTCTTTTCTACTTCTTCCACTTCCAGCAGGCCGTCCATGCCGGACATGCGTTCTTTTTCGAGGCGCATCTTTTCCTTGATCTTTTCAGTGACAAGGGTTTCCCACGACTTATTGTTATTGCTAGCCATCTCTATAATTCCTTACTTCTTTACCATTACGTTAGCTTTGAGAATCTCGATAAGAGATTCCGGTATCTGTTCTGCCGTCTTGATAACTCGATTGTTAGAGTATATCAAGCACACGTTACTGTCCAGTATGCCTACACCCATAATATCTACATAGTGGTCCTTTTCAATATTCTTGACTACTTGCTTAGTAAATGTCATGCAGTCACCACGCCTACTAGCTGGCGAACCATCGGACATAACCATAATCAACTTCTTAGGCTCCCTACGTTGCAATATCCGATTGTACGCAATCAGGATATTGTCTGCGTCTGCGTTAGAGTGCATTAGGTTAGCAGCACGACCACCCCTATCTATCATTGTTTCCTTAGTAACCTTTCTTGCGAATTCCTTAAGGATAATA